TAGCACTTCCAACTTCATTAGTATTTCCTAAAGATAAATTAGCTTGAGATCCAGTAACGTCTACATTCGCATTAGCTGTAACTGTTGTAGTTCCAATAGAAGAAGTAGCACTAGAGCCAGTAACATCTACGTTAACATCTGCTCTTGCAATTACTGTTCCAATAGAAGAATTAATTGTGCTTCCAGTAACATTTACAATAGATCCCGCATCAGAAACAGCTTGACCTACAAAAGAATTAAGAGTGTGTTCAGAAACGTTAACGGATATATTTCCTCCTGCAGAAATATCTACTGTTCCAACAGCTGTATTAGCTTCTATTCCTGTAACTGCAAAATTAGCAGTTGTAAGAATTGTTACGGTTCCTGTATTTGAATTTAATGAATTTGGTGAGGTAACAAAAACTTCAGCGTTACCATCTGCGGTTGCATTTCCTATGTCTAATTGTAAAGAAGATCCTGTAAGATTTACTACAATATCAATTGCAGCAATAACAGTTCCAACAGCTGTGTCAGCTTGAACGCCTGTTAATTCTATTTGATAATTGTCTCCCCAAACAGTTTCACCCCAACCATTAAAACCCCAGCCTTCGGTTAGATTAGGTTCACCGTTCCAAACATCACTTCCCCAGGTGTTTCTTCCCCAACCATTAGCCACTGTAAGTTACTCCTTACGCTATTCTTATAATTGCAGCGCTAGTTGTAAATGCAGGGAATTGAATTGTGAAAGTTCCAGACGTTGATGATTTATCAGTACTAAAATTTAATACGCAAACAGCTGTATTAGAATTTGAAGTATTATAAATCAAAGCACCTCTTGCTGTAATAGTTGCAGAAGTAAAACTTAAATTATTAAAATCTACGATTGCAGTATTAGAAGCTAAAGAAGTTCCAGCATTTACTAATGCCCCACCACCAGAAACATATGATCCAGAAGCAGTGACTTGGTTTGTTGATGTAAATGCCGTAGTTGACTTTCCTAAAGTCGCACTAGAAGTATATAAAGCAAGTTTAAATTTATCTCCAGTGGATGCAGTGAAATTATGCTTTCCTTCTAAAAGTTCTTTTTTAAAAGAGTTAGCGATTGCATTTGTTGTTATAGCCATTTTTTACTCCATTACTTATTTTGTTGAATATTAAGACGAGGAACACCATCGTGATACTCATCTCTTCTTCTTCTACCCATTTGCTCTAAAGCAAAACCTTGAACAGCTTCTTTATATTTTGTTTCATATAATTGCAACATGTCCGTAGGTCCCTTTAAAAACCCATATGCTTCTAGTAAGCATGCGTATAATAAGCCATTTGGAAACTTTGTACTTAAAAACGTAGATGTATTTGTACTAGATAATTGAGTGGGTTTCAAGATATAATTTAACTCTACCGCATACGTGCTCGCGGGCGTAGGAGCCACAATAACGTTACTATCGTTATAATTACCGTAGTATTTAGGGACTCCAGTAGCTCCAGTGCTATTATACTCTGTTATAAAAGATACGTCTCTTGGTTCTAAATAACTTCTAGGATTACCAGTTTGAGTAGTATCAACAACTAATAAAGATTCTATAAGATATACATCATTTGGAACAGATAAGAATTTTTGAGAAGCTATAAAATTAGCTGAATAATAAACTCTGTTGTTGTCTACATCTACATCTCTAAATATTCTGTATTCAGCGTCTTGAATAAATCCATTAATAATGGTTGCTGTAAATACATTAGAATCTACTTCTGTATAGTCTCTTATTTTTGTAACTAGTTCTGCGTATGTCATGGTGTAGTAGTTGTTGGTCCAACTGTTATAGGGGCTCCGCCACCACCTATTGCAGTTTGAGTTGCTGTTACTCCTAAATTTACATAATAAAAATCAGTTGTAGGAAAGTCTGCTTGACTTGTCCAACCTAATGGAGCGCCTAAAGTTATAGAATATCCATTTGTATTGTTTAAGGTATTTGGACTAAAGCCTCCAAAACCATCTGCATAAGCAAAAGATATAATATTTCCTGTTTGTCTTTCATGGTCTGGTTCATTTATTAATAAAAAATTTAATCCAGCCTGTGATCTAAAAGGATTTAATGGAAGGATTGTTCTTACAGCTGGTTCTACTCTATCAGGTCTAGCATTTTGTAATGCCACTGGATCGGCTGCATGATATTTTGGACTAATTTGTGGGTGCTTAGCTTCATATTCAGAAATATGCACTAATTCTCCAGTCCATTCTTTTACCATTTCATTATATGGAAAAGCTTGACCAGATCTATCTGATATTACTTGTGAATATTTTCCTTTTGCAAAAGTAGCCATATTAAATATTTGGATAATAAGATTGTGGAGAGATATATAAGCTAGTTCTTTGACCATCTTCATCAATAGCTCTTAATAACTCGTCCTCATAATACATTTTTAATTGTTCTGTTCTTGTCGGCGCATATTTAAAAGATAAATAGTAAGCAAGTCCTGAAACCATACATGGTAAAAATCTATACGGTACATCTGCTGTGTTGGTATAAGCTCCTGCATCTTGAACTCTTTTTACATAATAATAACGAAGAGATGTATAAGTTACTGCATCTGGTGTTTGATATAAATAAATTTCAGGTCTAACCTGTCTATCTACATAATATTGACTTGGAGAACCTTGATCTGATTTATTAGGTATAGCACTGTATTGAGATCTTGAAATTTTTGTTAAAGCCACATCATTACCAGAAGTATCTCTTACAACAGCTTCTAGTACATCTCCACAATCAGTTGGAGTAAGATAACTTGTAGTTCCAGCAACTAATGTAGTTGATTGTAAAGCTACTTTCCAAAGATGAATTCCTCTGTTGCCCCATTCTGAAAATAAAATGTTTAAAGAAACTCTTGCTTTCTTTAAATCAAATCCAGCTTCAGTTCCAATTCCACAACGTTCATAAGCTTCATCTACAATATCATCTATTTGTAAATCAAAACTAGTTGTTCCTGATGTTGCCATTATATATACCTCATTTTTGTAGTATCCACTATTCCACCATTAGCAAATTCTTTTCCTTTTACAAATGTTGAAACGTTTGTTGGTTTAGGTCCCACATTTCCCGCAGCTCTTTTTCTTGTGACCGCTGATCTTCTTTGACCTTCTGACATTGCTCTAGCTTTAGCTAATGGAACACATTTTGGATAGCCTTTTCTTTTTTCTCCTTTTGATCTTCCACAAGGAGCGAAAGAACCATCTTTACGTTTAGATCCAATATCTACCCATTTTTCAGAAACCCATTTTCTAAGACCATTTGCCATATTAATAAACTTTTGTAACCTTTCTTCTATTACCCATAACTTTGCCACAACCTTTAGCAACGAAACCACCTCTTGCCATTTTCTTTTTTCCACCAGGTGTTACTTTCCCAGAACAAACAGCTGAAGCATACATATTTGCATATGCGCTTGGATAGACATCAAATTTTCTTTTAGCCGCTGCTTTTCCTCTTGGACAAAGTTTACCCATTATTTTTTCCTTTTATTTTTTCTTTTATATGCAAGCATAGCTCTAGATGGTTTTGAACCCCTAAGTTTGCCTTCTATTTGTTGTGGTATTTGCGCTCTGCTTATTGGCATATATTAACTTATAGTTGAATATACAACTTTACCATTAATACGTTCTGCTTTCAAGTACTGCCTTCTATTGCCAGAATCATTATAACTGCAATGGATCCATCCGGAGTTGGGATCGTTAGGGCTCCAGAATTCTAGTATACATTGATCATAATCAAGGTTTTGAACGATCCAATCACTAACTTCTTTATTATGTATACCAAATATCTCAAAGTCTGCTGCTTGCCCCTTGGTATGCTGACTCTTGCTACTTGATCCTATGGCCTCGCAAAGCGCTGCTGATCTAAATCCAGAAGATACAGATACAACTTTATTAAAATGATTTCTAATAGGTTGAAGAATATTTTTACAAAGTAATATTAAATTAGTTATATGCTCGTCGTTAGGCTCATTTGCAATACCAAGACGTATTGCTTCTTGTGATTTTGTTAATTCATCTAATGTAAAATTTTCACTTAGCTTCATTTCTTAATTTTTTAATAACCTCAATAACATGTTTTTCGTATTCTTTATTTGTAGAAAAATTATCTAAAGTTCTAGCCATTTTAATAGGATCTCTATTAAATGACATATCTCTAGCTTTCCTAAATTCTGAATACACTTTTTTTGTATTTAGAATTTCAATGTAATATCTAACAGATTCACACTTACTTTTAAAGACTCTAACTCGCCAGTCTATATGATCTGGCTGTTTATAAGGCAACATTCCCTCTTTTGACCATACTCTTATACCAAACAAATTGTGACCTTCACGTGCAAATCGAGATGTTCCATAGTTAGATTCAACTATAGCTTGAGCTACTATTAACTCTGTATTTATATGTTTATTTCTAGGAATTTCAAAATTGAGATAGGAGATACATTTTTTAAGAGATGCTATGAATTCTTGATTATTGTTATATTCAAACCTTGGAGGACCAAACCCTAGGCTCTTAGCCCAGGCGATTGTGGCGTTCTCAGTCTTCTTCTTGGCGACGGGATTCGGAAAGAATGTACCTAATGCAAACGCCAGTAGAGCTACTATCAAATATTTTATTATTATACTCTTTATTGTCAT